CGCGGAACTGGTGCTTCTGCATCGCTGTGGACTCTAGCTCGGTGTCTACCTGACGCTTGAGCGCTATGCCCATGCCGTCACAGTCCCACACAAACCAGTCAGCCTGAGCCTCACGCGCCTTACGCAGTGCCCAGTCCATGCCCTCAGATACATCGCCGGTGACCTTCTCGCATATGTCCAGCACCACCGAGCCCTTGCGCAGAGCAAAGCCCTTGCTATCTCCACCCTCATCTGAGGGGTCGTGCGAAGCGACTACTGCGCCAGTACCCTCAAAGCCCAGCTTAACGTGAGCATCTACCGCGGCATCAAACCACTGAGCGGGTATGATACTGTCCTCAACGTCATCCAAGAAGTGACCACGCCAGACGTGATCGAACAGGGCAGGGCTCATTCGCTCCCTGTCGCCCTCCATCTCACGCAGCAGAACGTCAGGGGCTAGAGGGTTGTCCTCTATGTTGATCATTACGATCAGGTGATCATCGTCCTCATAGAACCCGTCACGCAGCAGCTGTTTCTCAAACGGCTTAATGAAGCGCTGGCTGAATGCGTCTAGCGAGGACCGCGGGTTAGCGGAGAACCAGAGCTCGGAGCCCTCTTCGCGAAGTGTAGGCGTTAGTGCCTTAAGTGAGTCAAAGGATATTGTCTGAGCTTCCTCGACCCAGAAGCGTTGGAAGCCGTGCGCACTTTTAATGGCCTCTGGGTCACGGGCCATGCCCTTGAAGCGGAACACAGGGTCCTCGTTGTAAAGGATCTGCGACTTCTGCACCTCAAAGCCTGAAAGCTCTAGCCGCTCAATCTCTGCCCGCAGGATGCTTAGCACCGAGTCGTCTATGCTGTTCTGAAACTCACGGAAGCAGAGAGTCTTGATCCCCTTGGTCATTGCGTCCATCAGGCACAAGTCAGCGAAGCTCATGCTCTTGCCACTACCTCTGCCACCGATAGCACACTTTATGCGCTTGGGCTTCAGGAACGGCTGGAGCTTCTTGGGGATCTGCATCTTAGGCATTATTCGTATGTCGGCTTCTTACGCTTCGCCCTTGACATAGCAATTGCTATCGCTTGTTTTTGGGGCTTCCCCGCTGCCATCTCTATCTTGATGTTTTCGCTTATCCCCTTCTTGCCCTTCTTCTTGCTTGCTGGCATTGCCGAAGATCCTCTCGTAGTTGTCTTGATACTTGCTCACGCTGTACTTGCGGGGCCTAGAGCCTTTACCGCCTTCCCATGGGCCTGTGCTCATTCCACCACCTCAATGGTCCAGCGCATGTCAACGTCAATGGGATCACCATCCCTGCCTGAGACCTCTGTGCGCTTGGTCTCTGTCCATCCAGCCTGATGCGAGAGCCAGAACTTAGCAGCGTTTACGTCACCCTCAAGACCCTTCATCTGTAGCGACCCAGCCATCTGAGCAATCGCTAGTGCCTTACCCTTCCTGTAAGCTTCACCAAATTCTGGCTGCCTTTCCATCGCCCGCTTTAAGGTATTGAAACAACAGCCAAAATAATCTGCCAGCTGCTGCTTGGTCAATGAAGGCGCAAGGTCAAAACACTCCTTGATTTCTCCATCAGTAAAGACGCGGGTGCCACCGTGTACTGGCTTATCGTCACTCACTGTTTGAACTCCTGAAACTGGTCTAATGGTATATGGCAGACGGGCTCTTGGTCTTGCCAGTCTCTCATCTGATTCCTGCCGCCAAAGCCAAGGGTGAAGTCGCACTGGCCTAGGTTGGTGAATGCTACCTTGTCGGTCCACTCCACCACCAGAAACACCGGCAAGCCAGTGTCATCCTGAAGCCGCTTTGCCCCCTGAACTTTTGCCAGAGAAATCATCAACGTAGGATATTGTAGCATATTGTTGTCTCTGCAACGTAGCTCTACCCATGCCACAGGGTCCTCGCCGCGCATCGCCAAGCAGTCAACGTGATATTTGATAGAGACCTTTTGCAGCTGACATTGCCACTTGCTCTCAGCTATCTTGCCTAACGCCTGCTCTCTGGCCTTGGTCTCATCATTCTCATACAGTGTTCTAGCCATGCTTACCTACCTGCGAAGATTGTGGGGTTTTCACGCAGTATGCGCTCCCTGTAGCTCTTCTCATGCTCTGTAAACATCCCAATGGGTATTCGCTGGATTTGCCCTCCTTTGGCTAAAAACTCAGCTGTGTCGCGCTCTATCTTGGCCTGCAATGCCAGCTTTTCTTCTGTCGGGGTCATTCGTCACCCTCCTTAATGAATACGCCGTTCTCGTTCATCTGCCCCTTACGGTCCTTTATGTCCTCGTAAGCGACCTCTAAGCACAGCTCAAGGGTAGTATTGTGCATAAGCGCTAGATTATTAAGGACTACTAAGCAATCGCCTATGTCGTCCTCTACGTCCCTGCCCTTGGCTATATTATCTGCCAGCTCTCCGACCTCTGAAACCAGCTTGAGACACTGCACTGACTTGTTGCTGTTCTGTATGATTTTACGATCCCAGCTCCAAGCGGCGCATTTGGCTACTAGCTGGCTCAGCCCTCTGTCCTTTCGTATTGGTGGTAATGCCATTGTTTGCCCCTTATATTTTCACTATGTTAATTAAACTGCAATAATTCGTTGCTTAAGCCCCAATGCGGTCCTCTGAGCCCTTCTAGCCATAGCGCGCTTGTACGCGGTTATGTCGTCGTAGCGAGGTGTCTCGCCGCGTTTTAGAGCGCTCTCGTGTATCACTATCAGAGTGTCGTCTTCCATCTGGGTAGAGTTTAGCTTCCAGTGCTTGTCTTCTTCACGCTCCAAAGGTTTAGCGAACAGCTCTGCTTTGTCTATCCCAAGGGCTTCCGCTAGGGCTATACCGTTAGCCCCACAGGCAAAGCAGTTTGCGATTATGTCGCCGTTGCGCCCCAGAGTGATACCCATGCTCGGGTTGGTCTCTTGGTGCACTGGGCAGCAGACGACCCATTCCTTGCCTACCTTGCGCGGCTTGTCGCACAGGTTAGCCAGCTCGTCGATTTGCATGGGCAATGTTCCTCGATGTTATCCAGTTTCTGACCTCAAGCGAAACATTTTCTGCCTGCTTGCGCTCGATGCCTTTGGGCCAGCAGTCAAACCGCTCGCGGTACTTGTGGTGCACCCAGCCCTGTTTATAGCCCTTCATGGTGGCGTAGGTCCAGAGCTCCGCGTACCACTGCTGCTTATCCTCCATGGTCGCCTTGGGCTTCTTGGGGGCATCCTCGCGCTCGATCTTCTTCAGTATCTCGTTGTCTGTGTAGATCTGCGCGTCAACAGGCAGCTCGTAGCCGCAAGCCTTGCATCGCCGGCCGCTCATCTGCGTAGTGCAGACTGGGCAGGGCCTTAACACCGGCTGGCGCTCTTCCTGCTCAATGGTGCGGTCCTCATTGTAACGCTTGGTGCCGTCATCCAGCTGGTAAGGCACGATTGTGTCAGGCAGCTGCTTGTGGCGCTCTATGTTGCCGGCGTGATCTAAGTAGATCGCTCGGGTCTTGCCTGTCTCTGGCGAGATTCTGGCTATACGGCCTTGTCGCTGGACGTAATCAATTTTGGAGCGACACGGGTAAGCGTCGATCAACATTTCTACATAAGGCGCATCATAGCCGGTCCCGAGCAAGCGACTGCATGAGAGCACAGAGAACAAGCCGTTCTTGTGATCGTTGTAGAGCGCCTGCCTCAGATCCTCAGCAGTGTAGCCGTCAATATGCCGAGCCTTGATACCGCTGGGGTGAGAGTTGAACTTTTCGACCAGCGTCTTGCTATGGTCGATGGTAGGGCAAAATGCTATTGCTCGCTTGCTGCCATCAGGAGAGTGCTTCAGATAGTTTTCTACTATATCGCCGCTTAACTGATCGTCCTTTGCCATTGCAGCTCCAAGATCATCAGGATTGAACTCCAGACCACCTGTGGGCAGGCGCTTGGTCCTGATGTTAGACGTGTCAACAGAGCTCCCAACGTAGTAGTCAATCGGCGCTAGATAGCCCTGCTCGATGAGCTCTTCCGTTGTGATAGGAATCAAAAGATCGTCCCAGATCTGCCCCAAGCCCTTGCTAAACGGTGTGGCTGAGAGCGCGACAAACGGGATGTTGTCATAGCGATCTAGGTACTTTTCCTTAAAGCCTTTGTAAACAGAATGCGCCTCATCCACGATGCCAAAACTAAAGTCTAGGTTGCGGCGCTTCACGGCGGTCTGGATTGACGCGATCTGGATGAGCTTGCGCGGGTCATAGCGCGGGTCGTCTGCCTGCATGACAGAGTAGTCTATCCCC